GGTTTGGGGTCCAATGCAGATTGAAAAATTGAAGCTAGCAGAATTGTCCACAGATCCAGCCAATGCGCGAAAGCACGGACCTAGGAACATCGATACGATCGTTGGCTCGCTTCGCAGGTTCGGACAACAGAAACCAATCGTGATCGATTCCAGTGGCGTTGTGAGGGCAGGCAACGGAACGCTGGAAGCTGCGCGACTGCTAGGCTGGGAAACTATCGACGTGATCCGCACGGGCCTGAAGGGCAGCGAAGCGACGGCTTACGCGATCGCGGACAATCGGACAGCGGAACTCGCAGAATGGGATGACGACATCTTGGCCGCGACGCTGCAAGGGCTGGTGACGGACGACGAGGAGTTGTTAGCGCTGGCTGGTTTTGACCAAGCGGAACTGGATGCATTGCTCAATGAGATCTCAGGCGACGGCACAACTGGTGAAATCGAAGAGGATGAAGTACCAGAGCCTCCAGTCGATCCGATCACGAAGCCGGGCGACTTGTGGATACTGGGAGAGCATCGGGTGTTGTGTGGGGATAGCACGAAGGCGGAGGATGTGGCTAGATTGATGGGTGGGAAGAAGGCAGGATCGCTCGTTACAGATCCTCCATACGGAATCAACGCCTCAAAGATGACGATGGGTTCTTTTCAGTCATCAAAGAAAAAAGCAGATCGGTTATCAAACGTTGCCGAGTGGGATTCTGTGAGGCCCAACGTCTCGTGGATGTTGTCTGCGGCTGACTTTGTTTGCATCTGGGGTGGGAATTACTTTAGTGATCAACTGCCGGTATCTAACGACTGGCTGTGTTGGTGGAAAAACAACGACAATCTTTCGTTCTCAGAGTTTGAGCTTGCGTGGACGAACAGCGGCAAAAACACGCGACACCTTCAAAGGCACTGGTCAGGGGAAGAGAAGCTGCACATCACAGCCAAGCCAGTTGCAGTAATGGTATGGGCTATCGGGTTTGGCGAAGGTTTAATCTACGACCCATTCCTAGGTTCAGGCACAACCTTAATCGCAGCCGAGCAACTGGGCCGCAAGTGCTACGGAATGGAAATCAGCCCGGCGTACTGCGACGTTATCGTCAAGCGATGGGAGAACTTAACCGGCAAGAAGGCTGTACTTAGTGCCGATCCGTGACACTAGAATGATGGCAAGAGCAGTGGAACAACGATGGCCGATGTCAGCGAAGAATCGAGATGCCGTCGTTAAGGTATTGTTGAACATACTCGTTTCGAGCGATTCAAGTCCGCGAGAAAAGACATCAGCGGCAAAGGCATTGATGGCGGCGGAGAAGCAAAACCAGGAAGACGAGCATAAGGTGGTTGATGTTGTCATTTCAGAGCGAAACCATAGATTGGATGCAATCGCTGCCGACCTCGGGATTGAGCAAGATCTTATCGAACTTGTCTCCAGAGAAGCAATCGGCGGCGATAGCGGCGATGAAAGCGTCACCGCAAAGTCAGCCGACGCGGTTCGACGAGAAGTCCTATGATCGCGATCGTAAGGCAAAGCAGCGTGCGACTGGTCGCGAGATTGTCATTCCGGCTCCAAAGAATGTAGCGCTACGCAACGCATGCCTGCTAGATCCAGAATTGCTTCTGACGACATACTTTCACCAAACGTACTTTGAGCCGTTCACAGAAGACAGAAGCGACATTCTCAAGTCGATATGGCGTGCGGCACTGTATGGTGGCGATCAGGCGATAGCAGCGAGTCGAGGCGAAGGCAAGACTACGCTTGCGATGGATGGAGCATTCTGCTTAATGCTTTCCGGTCTATCATCGTTTCCCATCATTATTGGCAAGAATCAAGATTCGTCATCCGATGAGCTAAGAGCGCTGCGCGAACGCATATTGGCAAGCGAGCGGTTCATCGACGACTTTCCGGAGATTGGCGTTCCTCTGCAAGCTGTCGGGCCGCAGTCCGCTAATGCCAGACTTCAGACGGTCGGCGGCGAGTTCATCGGCATGTACTTGGGTGTTAAGCATTTTGCATTGCCGAACATATCAATTGAACAATTGCCACTATGGCCAAAAGGAATCAAGCCAGTATCGTGCGGGCAGGTAATGGGCGCGGTCGGCATCGAGGGGCGATTGCGTGGCTTCAAGTTTCGTTCGCATCGACCGACGGTTGCTGTGATAGATGACGTGGAAGACAAGGACTCGGCGCGTTCCGATGAGCAGATCGCGAAGATTGAAAACATAATCGAGGAAGACATTGCAGGCATGGGTTCGTCCGCAGAGCGCATTGCTCGCGTGTATCTATGCACAACGCTTAATCGCAAGTGCAACGCATACAAATACACTGATCGCAAACTGAAGCCAAGCTGGAACGGGCGGCGCTATCGCAAGATGATTAATCCTCCCGCAAGAATGGATCTCGTCGAAGAATACATCGAGTTACGAAAATCGAGAGGTGATAACGATCCAGATGCAAGGAAGGCGTTTGCATTCTGGCGAGACAACGGAAACGAGATCGAGCGCGGTGCTCTTGTTTCGAACATCTACTCACATTCGAAGAAGGTGCATTCTGATGGAGAACCGATTGAGTTGTCGGCAATCCAGAGCTATTACAATCGAGTCGCAGACTGGGGCCAGGATGCAGTATCGACGGAAATCGATAACGATCCACCGGAAACGGTTGGACCACAGAGCCAAGGGCTGACATCGGAAATTGTCGCAAGTAGAGATAGCGGTTTGTCACGCCGCCAGTTGCCGGCTAACACCATGGCGTTAACTGCGGCTATCGACCTGGGTAAGTACTTCTGTCATTGGGTTGTTGTTGCGTGGTGGAATGGAGCTGGTGGCGTTGTAGTCGATTATGGTTTCGAGTCAGTAATGGGCACTGACAAGGTAATGGACAATCTTGCATCGGAGCCGTTGATTTATCAAACGCTGTTGAATTGGCGGGACAAGATCAATGGTACGCTTTACACCGATGCAACTGGTGTGAATCGCAAGATAGATAAAGTATTCGTTGACTCAGGCACATTCACTAACGCAGCCTATGAGTTCTGCCGGCAGTCGCGCGGCGTATTCTATCCAACAAAAGGAATGAGTCCGTTCCACCAAAAGATAACCGATACAGCTACCATTCGAGCCGGAAGCAATATCTACGCAAGCAAGCAGAGTGCCGAAGATGTTTGGCTATATCATCTTGATACCGACTACTGGAAGCAGTTTATTCATGAAAGATTCTTGACGGCGACGTTCGATGAAAACAATATGCTGCGTCGTGGTTCGCTAAGTTTGTACCACAGCGAGAAAAGCGGTCATCGTCTTTACTCAAGACACGTTGTAGCGGAACAATTGCTGACGGAATTTATTCAAGGCAAGGGTATTAAAACTCACTGGGATAAAGTTCATGAAGATAACCACTGGCTGGATGCAACGTATATGGCGGCTGCGGCTTCGGAGTCAATGGGCATTAAGTTATTCTCAGCTTCTGAGATCACAATCGAGGCGAAGCAACGGCAAGCGGCAAAACCAAAGGTGACTCAGCAGAAGCAGCACGGGCAGCAGCGATTCAAGACGCGCCCAGGCGGTTGGATGCAGAGTCTAAATCGTAGAGGTAAGCAATGATTGCAGGGACAACCATGAATAAAAAACGGCGAGTAGATTTGCGTTTGCAAGAAATAGAGTCGGCAAGCGTCGATGATAGAATTATCACAAGCGAAGTCGAACCTATCGAGTTAGTGGAAACGATTGCCGAGACACCAATTACGGAAGTCGTAATCAATACAATGCCTGAGCCAAAGCCAAGGCGGTATGTTCCTCCAAAGTGCTCGATGTGCACTGCGTTGCGTCCATCGGGAACGGATTATACCGAAGTCTATCGAACGAGGTACGATGACGGCTACACAGTTCGGCATTGTAAATGCGGGTTTTGTGGTAACACTTTCAAGCATATTAGTAGATAGTTGCTACGGTGGTAGTATTGAGAGACTACTACTACCGTTTCAAGTTGCCAAGATTAATGCATGGCAACATACGCAAGCCTTCTGGCATTAATTGACGCAGCGATCGAAGCACTCCTAACTGGAGGCGCTTCTGCGTATTCAATTGGAAGTCGATCCGTAACAAAGATCGATTTACCTGCGCTAATGGAAGAGCGCCGAATGCTAGTTCGCGCAGTCGATCGCGAGTCTGGCGGGACGTTTCGTCTTGCTAAGATCGGCAGGCGTCGATGAATGTGCTAGATAGATTCATCGGCTACTTCTCTCCTAGAGCTGGATTACAGCGAGCGCACGCAAGAAAGCTACTTGGCCGCGCGTATCAAGGCGCTGAAGCCAATAGACTGACCAGTCACAAGCGGCCAAAGAATCAAGCAGCCGACGCGGAGTTGATGGGTCCATTTGGAGCCGATGCTTTACGTGCGTGGGCGCGTGCGTTAGTGCGAGATAATGCCTACGCATGGAACGTGGTTGATACTATCGTTTCAAACGTAGTTGGTGAGGGCATTCGAGCACAATCTACATTCGAAACGCCGGAAGGTGAGGACGTTGAGGATGTCAATGATATTCGCGATGCAGCATGGACAGAGTGGTGCGAAACATGCGACATCAACGGCGAACTAACGCTCGACGAAATCCAGCAACTTGCACAACGAGAAATCTGCGAATCAGGCGAGGTCCTTATTCGTTTCATTCCAACATCGAGCAAGGAATACAAAGGTATTCGGCGGCCTGTTCCGCTGGCTCTGGAACTAATTGAAGCCGACCGGCTATCACTCCAGCATGACACGTTCGCAAGCCGCACAGCGATTGAAAACGGTAACAAGGTAATTCGCGGGATTGAACTCGACGAAAAGAATAAGCCTGTAGCCTACTGGATTCATCCAGAGCATCCGAACAGCCCGTATGCAGTTCGAACCCAAATGCCAGAGCGAATCAAAGCATCTGAGGTTATGCATCTATTCCGACGCGAGCGAGTAGGGCAAACAAGAGGCGTCACATGGTTTGCTCCTATCATGTCCTGGCTTCGCGATCTTGGTGTTTATGTAGACAACGAAATCCAAGCATCTGCCGTTGCGTCATGCTTCGGTGTCGTGATCAAAACTGAATCTCCAGTCGGTGGATTAAATCATCCGGAGGGCGAGGATTCAGTAGACACGAACGGCAATAAGCTTGACTACTTAGAACCTGCGATGATCAGCTATCTGAATCCAGGCGAGTCGATCGAGACTGTGAATCCAGGCAGACCGAATTCAGCCTCGGAACCTTGGATCAACCTAATGCTACGCGGTATCTGTGCGGGCACTGGGACAAGTTACGAGGGAGTCAGCAAGGACTTCAGTAAAACCAGCTACAGCTCGTCTCGCACAAGCAAGCTGGAAGACAGGCCACGTTACAAGCGATGGCAGAACTATCTGATCGCACACTTCTGCCAACCGGTATGGGATGAGTTTTGCAACGCAGCAGCTCGTGAAGGCATTGATGGATTTCCGACCAATACTGAATTGCTTGATAGTCGCCGCAAGGTTGCGCCAGTCGAATGGCAAACACCGGAATGGGAATGGGTCGATCCGACGAGCGAACAGAACGCAGCGTCCGAATCGATCGCGAAGTACATGAGCACATATAGCGACGAGCTTGGTGGTCGTGGTCGGTCGTGGCGAGCAACGTTTTATCAAGCGGCTAAAGAACAGAAGTTGCGCAAGCAGCTTGGACTGATGACTGCGGAAGAGCAGACGCAGGAAATGATGGCGGCACAGACGCAATCGGCAAGCGGTGCGACTGTCGGCGGCGAGACTACGGCCAACGTAGCGGCTTCCGCACTCAATGGCGCTCAAGTAACTAGCCTCGTCGATGTTATTACCCAGGTCGGCACAGGGGCGATGCCAAAGGAAACAGCCAAGCCAGTTTTGCAAGCTGCGTTCCCGTCGTTCAGCGAAGAGTTAATCAACGCGATTATCGATCCAATCGAACCAGGAAGCATATTAGCAGATGGAGTTCCGCAAGCTGCTGTTGC